GCATTTCTCTCACTTGAAGGAATAGTTGCATTTCTCTCACTTGAAGGAATAGTTGCATTTCTCTCACTTGAAGGAATAGTTGCATTTCTCTCACTTGAACGAGTAGTTGAATTTCTCCCATTTGAAGCATTAGTTGCATTTCTTCCACTTTCTGTAGATGCTCTGGGGCGCACGACGTGTCGACGTTTTTTTTTTGGTGGATACGCCTCTTTTTCATTTTCTGTAGATGCTCTCGGGGAAGATGTTGCCGAATCATGTGCTTGTTTATTGGAGTTTGGTGATGATTTAGAACCCTGTGTGTCTGGACCGTCGTCAAAATACTTTGATTTATATTGTTGTTTATGAAGTGCAGCTTGGACCGAAAACTGATTTATAATACTTTTGAAATATTTATCCTTTGGATACAATGGTCTAAAGAACTCTACAATCCCTTTTGCAGCTAAAGAAGCATGTAGTATAACAATTGGTGTATCTTGCGAAACGGAGTATTCGCGTTGGTCATGCGATACCATGTCTTTCCTAGGGAAAACGTATGTCCACTTATCATTGAACCACAAACACACTAACGTGTCGAGTTTGATTGCAATGATATGAAGCGCGTTCCAAACTTCATTAAAATACATTTTCTTTTCAGTATTTGCACTCAATAGACCCTCTTCCGTATTTTGTATATCATCACTGAACCTACATACTCTTTCCAGAGTATCATATAATATTTCGCTGTCATAATCGAATCTTTCCTTTTGATTATTGTCGTTCTTCAGTTGAGACACTTCACTACACACAACAGTTGGATTAAACAGGTCAATTTCGATACGTTTATTGTAACGATCTTTAAAGAATGTTTGCACTGCGTGAAGTAAGTTCTCTTTATCCTTATGATCCTTATGTATTTCATAAAACTGTTCAGAATAAGGACGCAGATAAACAATCCTGGGCTGTATATTTTTGACAAGAAATGAATTAGTGTCGTATTTCAACAATCGGCTTTTGCAATGTAAATATTTGCCTGAATCGTCATGAATGGATTCGCACGGATAATGTGGATGGAATTTACGGCTTTCGCACTTTTGTTTTCGACTTTTTTGAATAGATTCTTTATACTTTCTGTTAAATATATCGTCATTAATAGATTCACACGTCATGGGGGGTCTGCCTGTCGGATGGAGAAGGTCCGTAAGTTTTAATGTCATAGTTTTATTATGATGATGATAACATTTTAATATTAGAATTACAAAAGATTAATGAAATAGTTATGAAGAAGACATAATACGATCGTTTTTTGTGTCTATTTTTTGTTTTGTATTTCTTTGGGTATCTTTTGTTTTGTTTTTTTGGGTCTATTTTGTTTCGTTACAATTTTTATGAACGATTCTAAATCTTCGATGGTCAAGTATCTGTAATACAACTGTTGTTTTCTTTTGTCTGTAATTTTCAGGTTATCAGGTGTCAGGACAAAAGGATATTCCACCATGTTCAGACGATCATATGCATACGATTCATTTGTATTATACTCTAGTCTAACAGCTTTTAACTGATCTGGAAAATGTTTGTAAACAATCATATTTGCATTCTTTTTTCTTTCACTATCACCTTTTTCAAATCTACGCAAACGTGCCACTTCCAGTTTGATGGGCACATGGATATTCAGTAAAGCAGTGTCAGTAATTCTACTTTTACTTATTTCATTTGAATAATTCGGAAAATCAAATTTCTGATTTATATAATCAATTAGTGATTTTTTCTTTTTACTTGTTTGGAAAATTAGAAAAGGATTCGATGTATTTGTCAATAAATCGGGAGTCGAATCATTAAAATGTATTCTTATTTGATAGTCGATTGATTTCGTTTCTGTTTTTCTTTTTAATTTAACATCTAAAGCATGTTCCAACAGTTTTTCAACATATTTGTGGTCTGTAGTAACCACGTTTTTCTTTTTTTTCACATTCAACATTGCATCGCGTGACTTTTTCACAGCTTTAGACCTTTTTTGCACAGCTATAACACCACCTGTAACGATGTTTGTGTCATCGTCATCACTATCTTCTTCGTTTTCAACCTGAAGAGTATCGCGTTCATCCCATACGACAGTGCCATCCATATCTAAACTCACAACAGTGTTGTCGGGTGTCGTTCGCACGTGATATTTTACACACACACCTGTTCCTGTAAATCCTAACAATTTTGGGTTGTGTGTGCTTTTCGTCACCAACGTCTCTTTGACAATTTTGTCTTCGTAATTTATTTGTTTATGTATGTCATCCTCAAATTTATATATTGTATTGGATGTATGAGTATAACTGTTTATATGTGTTAAATACGTATGAAACATTCTATGCGCAGCAGACACAACGACACTCTCATGTTCTCCATCTTCATTCTTTTTGTATGTCGTTCTAAAATAGGATGCGTAACTATGACGAAGGTCATTGATCGTAATGGGTATTTTAGTCACTTTTTTGAACATACTTGATATTTTACTCCCAAGTTTTCCACCTTGTTTAGGTAAATAGGGTTTGTTATTTTTCCCATCTTTTTTACCAAAGAGAAACACATCTTCTTCAGATTTATGTTGATTGATATTTTTTGGTAAGTTAGGAATTGACAACTTTCGATTTTTTAGGTACTCGTATATATAGTCAGAAGTTTTGTCTTTCAATAAAAACGGGTGCCTTATCAAACCATCGAATCCTACATAGGTTTTGAAATGCATGAAATACAAGATGTATGCAAACGGCGATTCAATTCCTTGATGCTTATTTACAATGTTTAAACTTCGGAGTGTGTTACCTGCCGCCGCTGTAAAATATGAAACTTTATCAACATATTCAATGCCTTTAATATCGATAATCTTTGGATTCACTTGAAATATACAGTTAATAACTGACTGTTTTAAAAATTCATTGTTTTTTAAGGTGGTAAGGGTAGCTTGGTCCTTAATTTGATACAGTTTGAACGAACCATAATCGTCTCTTACGACCAGTTCTCGTGTGTATAACTGAATCAGAAGCCTCGATACATTTTTTTCGTCTTTATGGTTCTCTTCATTTTTTTGAAATCTGTGCTTTTCAACAAGATTAATTGTATTGCATATATGTTGCCAATTAAAACAGGGTTGTGTCTTGAGTTTTTCTACCGTTGCAGCGAATTTGTTTCTTTTCATTGAATCGACTTTATCACGGATAATGACAATTGAACTGTCCTTTATATAATTTTCGGTGGTGGTCAATTCTTCGAGCCACGAATAGCTCGGATTTGAATCAATAAATGGTTTGAAGTGATTATTCTTGGAACTATTTGTAATATCAGTAAATATCTTTACATAATTAAGCATATTTATATATTGTAAATTCCAGTTGATCGCCGCTACAGCGCGCACAGGGTAACGAAATATATCCAACGCATCGTCTATTTCCATGTATTCGAATGCTTTTTTCACAGTATTCGAATTCTGAAGTTTACGAAAATTACGTCTGGTTTCATTTTGATTTTGTTTGTAACGCGACCCGTTTTCGTGATACAAACTCGTTAGCATTTCTATGACCAACTTTTCGGTTAAACGATTCGTATATATTTCTTTGGTGTCAGGTGGCTTCACAGGGACGTCGAGTTTGACTTCACTGCGTTTAATCATTTTGGATGCAGTTGCAATCTTTCCCCGAGTCTTTACCTGAGTTGAGGTATCGTCGGGTAGAGATTGAGGCGGAATTTCCATCTGGATATCACCTGAAGGAGAAATCGCAGGAAATTTTTGTGAAATGGAACTCCTCTTGGGAATAGAATGTTGAAACGATCGTCGATCGGTTTGATTATTTAAATAATATCGTTTGTCCTGAAACTCGCCTATCGGTAATGTTAAATAACTCTCACGTCTTCTTTTAATACATTCACGCAATCTTTCCTTTTCAGCATCATTCCACTGATACTTTGGATTATGGAGGGTTTTTTCGCTTGCACATCTCCCTTTCGAAATGGCTAATAGTACTCTTCTCCTCGAAATTCTCGCTTTATTTTCTTTATAGTACTTTTTGTATTCAAAATTATTCTTCCCATTTTCGGTTTCTCGCGTATAGATGGAAGCCATTCAGATTATTTACATCATCGCAATAAAAATAAATTCACATAAACTTCATGAAACGATTCACACACGATTCGATGTATGTACTCTGCTACTATAACTATGGGAATGATGAATTACAGGATGTGTATATATAGGATCAAACGAAAACCATGTCAGTATGATATTTAAGGACATGTTAAAATTATCATTAATGATCAACGAATAATGTTAGTGATAAATATTGCAACAACATTTACCTTACATAATATATTCCATATGTTGGGAACAAATATATTTAGCGTTGGTGAGTATGTCTTGAACAACAAAATAGATTTCATAGACTCTATGCTTTTGGTCCATAAAGAAACGGATCCAACTCAAATCGAAAATTGCAAAAGGTGTTCTGAATGGGTATTGTATGTGTTATCGGGATTTGTGAAGCAATTGTATGTTTCAGAAAATGATCGTATATACCGAAATTCGAGCAACGTGAAGGTGATGCAAAAGGAAGCCTTTGATCGTATTCTTGACAAAAGATGTATTCGAAGTGAGTGGAAGATTGTGTTCGATAAGCCATTTGAAAAAAAAGAATCAAATATGAATCATTCCAGTATAATAAATAAACTCAAAACCAATCTAGGAATCCATACATCAGCAACAAAGGTTAAATATATATTTAGAAGGAAAACAAGATCTATTCTCGATTATCTAACAAAAGAACCCATAGAAAACATTCTAGTTCGTTACGGAATTGAATGCGCATCCTTTGATGACATGAGCATAGAAGATCAAATCGATTTTGTGAAAGACGCCAAAGTGTTAATAATCGGTCATGGCGCTGCTTGTACAAATATGATTTTTACCGATGACAAATGTACCATTGTGGAACTAACCTTAGACAAAGTGTGGTATGCAGAATACTGGTTACACGATTATGAAAACCTCGCAAAATATCTACACAAAGAATATTTACGATTTCCGGTGATTGGGTTTCTCGATTTAAATGTGGATGAACTTCCCTTTAGATATGGAACAGTCGAATCTAGGAACGCATCACCAGAGGCGTATTCGATTTCTGAAAAACATCGATCAATATTGTTTAATAAAACACAATTGATCGATACATCCGAATTAATAAAGAGAATTCTACCTGTATAACAATTCTAATTACGCGGAATCACCATTTTATTCGAGCATCTAGGACACAAGTTGATTTGGTTCTTGGGAGACATGATGGCGTTCTTGTCGAATATGTGCCCACAAACATTGATGTACGTGTTATCGCCCAATGCCTCGCCCGTCAAAGCACAATGTCCGAGTCCAATTACATTGATTGTCTTTTTATGCACCTCTTGGAGTAGATCGGATATATTGTCTTCGAGTTCTCCGTCTTCGTAATCTTGCAATTTCTTTTCAATCCATTGACGGTTCTTGGTATGTTCGTGGCGAATATCGCGAACCAGTGTGAAATAGGCATTCAACGTGCTTTTGCGCTTTCGTTCAGCATGAAATGATTTCTTGAGGTTCTCTGACTTGCATATTTCGAGATCTTCGATACGGTTCTCTTGTTGCTGGATGATCTTGTGCATTTCTTCACGTTGGCGTAAATTGTGTCGTTGTTCATAACGAAGTTTTCTCGGAGAATCCTCATGTTCGTCGCCGTAATCTTGTGTTAAGTCGTGAAACAGTCTCTTCTTCATCATGTTGTGAGTAGCTGGTTGTGATCTGTTCTGACGATGCGGTGGAATTATGTGTGTTTTTTCTGAATTTTCTAAAAAACTTTTGGAAATTGTTGTGATGTGGGAAGAAGCTGTCCTTCCTTTTCTAAAAAAAATCGTCAGAACAGATCACACCTCGATCACATGACCCCCCTCTGCAACGATAAAGGAGAACCGGAGATGGTAGACTTCATGGTGAATATAGGCGACGTCATCAGTCCTCAAACACCGACGATCCTGCACAACGAACAAAATATCGTATTTACAGGCACGTGCATAATGCATACACTCAAGAAGATCGTATTTTCAAGAAAGCCACGCGACGACTTCGAGGACGAGGTACGCGGCTATTTGACGGAGCGCGGCAGCTTGTTTTCCAAATTTGACACCACATGCAAGATTGCGCTGGAAAACTATCGGCACATTTTGCTCAACAAAAATATTCTTTTGCAAAATATATCTGGAGATTTAGAATTATTTTACAAAATGGCGGCAAAGAGGACGAACGATACGATGTATTTGGTGAGCTGCGAACTCAACGACAAGTACTGGAACAAGAGTAACAAGTTTATGAAAAAGAACCCGTGCGTCAAAAACCACCTGGTCATTTTCAAACTCGGAAATATTTTGTGTTCTTATCTCGACACGATGAAACTCAGCTTAACAAAGCATCTCGCCATCACCAGCAATGAGATGGGAACAACGAATACGTCGAGCAACAGTTACATTTCCAACATAGATTTCATTTACGAAATAGTGAAACTTTGAATATAAATTTAGGTATTCTTTTCATTCCAAAACTGTTGATGGAGAATTTTCTTTTCGTAATCGTTGTTTCGCATACCGTCTCCTAACGCTCGTACGTTTTCAGTGGGTCTAGGCAATAATCGCGAAGGGTCTTTTTCCACGGATGCGGTCAATCGTTTTTTCTGTTTGACCTTCGGTTCAAAATCCCATTGAGAGCTTGGAACAATTCTTCGAGTATCAGTTTTATCAGGGGTAAATTGATTATTTTCGCCCCCAATCAATTTATCGATCCGTTCCGGTGGTAATACCACTTGTACATTTCCATAACCGGCGTCGTCGGTGCGTTTTGGTACATTGTTTGTGATGATGTCACTCAATGACGTCGGATCTGATAAAATACGGTCAAGGTTGGCCTCACTCATCACAGTTTGCCCGGTTTGTACTGGTTGTGTTTCGGCTGCTACCTCAACCACGGTTTCATCATCATCGGTATTCGTTATGATATTAGTATTGTTTGTGCTATTATTAGTATTGTTGTTATTATTGTTGTTATTAGTATTGTTGTTATTATTATTGTTGTTGTTGTTATTAGTATTGTTGTTATTGTTGTTATTGTTATTATTGTTATTGTTGTTATTATTGTTATTGTTGTTATTATTGTTATTGTTGTTATTGTTGTTATTGGCAATGGTATTCATTATGTTGTTTGTAACGACATCTTCAATGGGTGTCTCAATTAGAGGTGCTACTTCTTGTATAACCTCTCCTGTGATCGGAGAATACGTAATAGCTGGAGAGGTTGGCATATCATAGGTTTGTTCAACAAACCCTGCTTTGGATTTACTATCAACGGGTACGAGCGAATAATACGCGTTGGAATTGAGCAAGGATAAGTCGAAACTGTTATTCACAAAGTTATCTGCCGGATTGTATTTAGTAAATTGTGTTGATTCATTGCTCAATGTATAGCCCGCATACGTATGACGATTATCAAATGGATTGTGTGAAATCCAATCCTGGATATTCGACGACTCGAAACAATTTTCTATCCCTTTGATTTCGCACACCGCTTTAAGTTCATTTTGATCGTTATTACTCATAGATATTGTTCCCGACAAAAGGATCTGTGTACCGTTTTCGTTCATACATTTCTTTGAACAATTAATGTAAGGAACATAATTATCTGGGGGAAAGGGTATGGGTGAAATACACTGTTGAATATCCTCTGATATTTTGTAAAGATATTGAGATTTTTCGGCGGTATCGTAATGAATATGAACCGTTTCTTCATCAATAAATTCTTGCTTGTTGAATTTGAAATAAGTATCCTTCGATTCACACTCACCTTCTAAATTGGATAGACATTCTCCGGTGTGTTCGACCTCCGATTCATATTCACAACTCGGTTTTAATAAACGATGTTCTTTTTTGAGGTAGTATAATTTATCTAGGTTGGTTTGGATTCCTGCTTGATTTTTAATACCAAGTTGCTTATAATAACACAATGATGTTTCCGGTATATTCGAACAAACTTGATTTGCTGTCTGCGCGTCGTCGTAATAGGGGTTTTCGATATTGTTCGAGCTGTAGATGCAAGAGTAATCTGCCGATAATGTTTTATCTAATGGCATTTGTTGCAATACGCTATTTTCGTCAAATTTGAAAACGAATTTGTCCTCACACAGGTCGCTCGTAGGTTCGATGATACACGATTCGGTGTTCAGTCTTTCTGGAACACATCCCGACCGTCCTTTAGTTTCCACAAATTTATTAGTGACTGAGTCAAAATTGTAACACAGGTCATTTACGTTTTCGCAATACCCTATACAATTATCGTATCTACATTTGGGTTCTTCGTCATGGGTCATACCATTCCCAATGACATCGTACTCCACTTTACCGGCGGTAATAGATGATGAATCGCCCGTTTGAATACAATTCACTTCGGGACAATTTAACTTTTCAGAATATCCCTCATCACTACCACATGTGACTCCGTTCAATACTCCAGGTTTTTTAAGGGATTTTATATACATTTTTTCGTTGATAAAATGGGGTTCCGTTAATGTTGGTTTATAAAATGAGGTGTTTTGGCAACTCGTTTGTATTAGATTGTTTTTTACCGTCCTCGCATCCTCAAAACACTCTGTTTGGCGGCGGAATATACGAAAGAAAGCGATTGTAATAACAAAAAACGTTAAATATAATAACAAGTTCATCCTATAATTAATATAATGAAGAAAATATCAAAATTGAAAACGTATATAATTGTAAAAGCAGTACAAACATTTAAAATATATATATTTAGAATAATAAATGAATTCGATCGTATTGTATAGAACGAAGCTGAAAACCAATATGACACAGAAAAACAATTTCAATGATAACAAACACAAACAATGTTTGAAGTCCAAAATGAAGAAAATGGACGATCAAAAAACAAAAAACATGAAGGAAGCCACACAAGTGTTTCGATCAATATCCAAAGGGGACATTGATATGATGAAAGACATTCATGAAGACATAAAGAATTGTTGCTTTGATTTATTCAAAAAGTCTGATGACGACGATATTACAATAGTCGCCACGTTCGAAATCGATGAAGACGGCGATGATTTCTTTACAAATTGATTTTCAAATGAAATGGTTGTAGGAAGCTATTGTGGTAACAATTTAATATATTAATTACATTAATAATAACCTAAATATGAATTACATTCATATCGTAATGATACTCATAGTGATACTCGTAATCAGTATGATATATACGTTTTCTATGTTGGGACAATATAAAAACAATGAGAAATCGAAACTATTGAATACTATGAAAATGAAAAATGATTTTGATATCGATGACGGTTCTTACATGATGAACTGATGACATTTACCATTCGACACGTAGTGCTCGTATTTATTGAGATGTAGTGCGGTCTCATCGAGCGAATAATATGCTTTTTTTATCTTGTTCTGAGAAATGTATTGAGAACATTTGCTACACGGTTTTGAATATTTCAAAGGATAATCCTGTGTTGTCGAACCGATACGGACGATGTATAAATCACATTCCCGAAGGTCGTAATTCATTTGTTTTGCTTTGTTGATCGCATTCACTTCAGCATGTGTGCTCTCTTTATGAGAGGACGGCATTTTATTGTACCCTGAAGCAATGATGATTTTTTTATGGACAATTATGCAACCGTGCTTTTGATTCATCGAAGACTTTTTCGCAATTTCTGCTGCATAATCAAAATAATGATAGTTCTTGTTTCGCGACACACAGATGTCTTTATCAGTTCTCGTATAATCCTTCCGAATCTTCACCTTAGACATATCTTTTCAAAAATACGATGGTCACAGCAAATAATATTGATTTGACGATTAGTTGATTTGTAGTTGAAGAGTTAATTATATTCATTTTATCAATTTTTAAAATAGATATTACATTAAACTTTTCAAAAAGTATATACGCGACTAACACAAAGAGCATAAATCTGGAGTCCGATACAAAACTCGTATACATATTCTCGAATACCCTCTTGACCACGTTAGACTCAGACGTTAAACGTTGCTGCGTGATCTGTTCCTGTAATAGCTGTTGCTGTAATATCTGTTCCTGTAATTTCGTAGTCAAATCGGCTATCTGGGTGTCCTGTACGTTGTCTGCTGGAACGCGCACCCCCGCTCGCTCTCTCATCATTGTATTCATTTCACTTTGAAATGTTGTTGTTGGATTCTGTGTAGCGCAACTGTTATCCGCTTCGACTTCTTGTATAATTTCGTTTAAAGATTGATCTACATCGGGACTCATAGCACTTGGTTTCTTTAAGTCCTTTATCATGGTGGACTTCGACATTTTTGAGATAACAAACAATATTTAAAGATCATATAAAACGAATACAAACGGTTCCCAGTTTATTCCGAACACAATGTTGCTTTAGGTTTATATACATAACATTTGTCGTCTATTTTATAGACTCTCTTCTGTATTTCATTCACTCCAGGTCCTTTGACGATCACACATTTACCTTCTTTACAAATCTGTCTGAACAAAGACGCGAACCCAATGCCTAATATAATTGAAATAATCTTGATAAACGCATCAGATTTCATCACATCCTGCATTATTGTTTATTAATACAATTTATTATTTTATTTCATCCAATTTGGTATCATAAAATTATATCTTATCCTTTTAAAAGAATATGTTAAATCGGATCAATTTGAAATACTTTTTGATATCGTTTTGCTTTGGTATTCTGTTCGTGTATGTCATTCATCCGAAAGGCATCATCATACGAAAGTTTCCTTCTCCAGATAATATCGAGACAATCTACAAAGACAATAACGACGCTTGTTACAAATACGATTATACAGAAGTTCAATGTGGCGAAGATTCCAAACCCCAACCAGTTATCGACAGCGACGACTCTGAAGTTATTCTAGAATAATACGTTTTATTTTATGCATTACAACTGTTCATTTAATGTCATGTCAAACATGATTTCAACCAGATAATTTATATTTCTTTCGTGACAAATTACATTTCTCACACGTAACTCTTAATTTTGCGTTTTTCAAATGATAATCGAAGAATAAATTACCAATCCATACGTCATTCGTTTGGAAAACTCGCTCATAAGTCACTGGTTTCTTGTCATATTCAACAGGTACTGTAATATCATGTAGTTCTGTAAAATCATCGACTAGTTTAGCAAAGTGTATTACATGATCTATATTAACCCTTTTGTTTCGTAATGTATCTTTGCATATCGAACAAATGGACATATTTGTATCCTCCTTGTCTCTATATGATTCGATTTGTGCCGATATTTTTTCTCGTAACGCCATGTTATATAACTGTTTTGGCGTATCTATCCTTCTTGTAACACATTTTCTCCAAGATATCTCAGTAGTTGTTCCGTTATCATTGACAATGTTCAACGCTAATCCTCTTTTATTTAACGCATCTTGTTTTACTTCGAAATCAATTACGTTTGTTAATTTTTCATCTCGATATGGATGTCTGTTGCACAAATCAATAAAGAATTTATAGGAATCGATTGATTTTGTTTTTACGCTCTTCGTAACGCCAATTTCAAGCAATCTCTTTCTAACACAATTTTCACATTCTTTTTGTGTTTTGTAAATGTTATTACCAATTTTGATGGCATTTCGTGTCATTTGATTGTGATCGTGTCCGTGTATATCATGCATTGTTTTTTATCTTTAAATGCTTCATTTATTCTATTTTTTTCATCTTCTGGTATATATACCCCATGAATCCAAAACACACACCACCCCATAAGGTGTCCACGATACACAAGTCTAGTGGATATTTCGAGAACACCGCGGCGTTAGTCAGATTATATACACCGTATATCGACACTCCTACGAATGCAAATGGGATCAAACGATTCTTTTTATACCCTTCACTTAACGGAATGCATATATAGAATAAAGTCAGAAGTAATAGTCCATACGCCATAATCGCAAACGGCATCCGAACTTTCATTTCCGAATTTTGAATTAACTCGAATCGCTTCCGGTAAAATAGCGGTGTCATTGTAAATAGCCATATGGCGTCCAACGACATGTATATTAAACAATAAATAACCGTTTCCTTCCAATTCATCCTTTCTATTAATACAATCTTAGATATAAATATGTATATATGATTCTGTTTATATCGTCTTTCCTTCGATTGTATGATTTCTGTTTTATATGACGATCATTCAATTAAAAAAATGATTTATGCTATTCACTCACAGTAAAGCTTTAATCTGTGAATTATGTACGAAACAGTTACTTCTATTCAATGCAAAAATGCGTCAGGTACTTGGAGAAACTGTATTTCTTATACTATCGAATACCCCAGAAATGAACAAGAAAAATACACACTTTATCCAACAGGAAGTTGTGATCTGAGTGGTAGAAAATATGTCGCGATTCCATCTCACGTTAATATCGTGTCCAGTGGCATCAAAAACAGATATTATATCCTTTGAACCTCGGTTGGGATGTGAATCGTTTGTCGAACCGATACCCAAAATGTAATAAATGTAGGCATTTGTTGTTTTATTTTCTTTTTAAATTGATTCAAGTATTTCCGATTCTTGTCCGAGAACACTGTATTGAACTCCTTGATGAATGTTTGGTCCATGGATCGAATTCCTTTTTCTGCAAGTGTGGCCGTCACCAGACGCTGAGATACAATCATTCTCAGAGACCGGTTTTTATACTTGCTTTTCATGATAGTAACACCCTTTAGAAATTTAATCAATTTTGAATGTTTTTTAACGTCCAACAGATCAATCATTGTATTTATAACGATTTCTCTAAAAAGCGTTATTAGAAATCGTATTGGATCACGAAGAATGATTGGCTGTGCAAAGAGTTCCTTGAAAACGATATCTAGGAGCTCAGTGATAACTTCAATGATACGTTTTCTAACAGAATTGTATTGTTCGTCACACAATTCGTTTAAATTGTCTTGTATTCCTATTCCTTTTTTAGGGTCGCAATCGAAGCTCACTGATACAGAAGGCGGAGCATTTGGAGGCGAATATCGATCCATGTTCGTACTACCATTACTGCGTATTTTTCGAATAGACTCGTTGATTGAACTGTTCTGACGCGGGGGGTCAGATTTTCTGATTGGCATGTTCTTAGTCCGAGTTTGTAGCATTGGTTGTGAAAGCGTTCGCGTGCTTAATTTCTTCGTTGTTCTGCTGTAGGGTTTTGTGACGAGTTTTGGTTTGACTTGTTCAAGCGTTCTGGTCAGTTTGTTTGTTGGGAGTAGACGCACGGTTCTGTTTAGACCCAAGGTCAAGAGCGATCCACCCTCTTTACGATTCCTTGAGTCGCCCATATCCATACTTTATCATCATCATCACATTTTCTTTTTTACGAGATAAGATGGTTGATGAATAATGATTCCTAATATATGATTCCTAAAAATGTAAAATCATAAATACGAAAACGAAAAACAAAAAACAAAAAACAAAATGAAAAAAATAAATTTGAAAATGAAATCAAAAAAAAAAGTACCCTTCCCCCCCCCTCTCCCGCAAATTGCGTTGCGTTGCGTATTCAAAAGATATGTCAGTTATTTAAATAAACTTGGTGTTATGTACAAATGTGACAATTGTCAGTACTCCACCACACGAATCTCAGATTTGGTCGGCATGAAAAACGTAAAACGCCGTGTGATACTAAATTGATTGTGATAACTACATGCAATCTAGATGAAAATTTTGAATTCGACACAGGGCAAACCATCATCCAAAACGGGCAAACCATCATCCAAGATGGGCAAAACATCATCCAATATGGGCAAAACATCATCCAAAACGGGCAAAAGCTAAACCTTTGTAGTCGTTGTAATAAACAACTTTCAGATAAGCGTGCTTATACTAGACATATTGGGATATGTAAAGGATACGATTCAAAAACGTGTAGTCGATGTTTGAAACAATTTGGTTCGTATCAAGCACGATGGCGACATATGAATACTGTGAAATGTACTTCATCACAGGTTACCACTGTATCTCCAGTTCAGTCATCATCTGCTATCAACACAATAACCAATCATAATACAATAACAAATCACAATACAATCACAAATAACAATTTCAACATCGATGCATCTAACAACGTAACCATTCAATTAAATTTCGGCGAAGAGGCATTGGAGAAATTATGCAATCAACCCGACTACATCCAACGTATGGAACAGTTGGTGCGTTTGGGTAAATACGCTCTACCGCAACATATTTCCGATATCTATTTTAACGATTCGTTTCCTTTGAACAATACGATTCAAAAAACTCGCCACAAAGACAAATTTGTGAAAGTAAAAACAGGTGACAACGAGTGGAATCTGAGAGCGATGGACGACGTCTATAAGACTCTTACCGAGCGTATGGAAAGCTATATGACACCGTACTTTGCCCACGTAGAAAAACAAATGGAGCTTGTCTATGACGAAAATCGTACAAAATTCAAACAGATGACTAAAAACATCCGTGAATTCGGCCACAAAGTGTTGTGGTTGGATTGGAAGTGCGACGATATACGACAAATCGGCGTCGAGTTAAAAGAACCGTATTGTGAGAACGAACGGCGTCGCCGAATCCAAGAAATGAAAAATATGCTTTTGGCACATATTTATGACAAAACGAGAGAGTTGTTATCGTTGTGAATTACATCATGGTCTTCGATGGGTAAATCGTTTCCATGTTGTCGGTTTCCTAATGTTTTTTTCGATCATATCACGTTGTCTATTGGGTGTGTCTTGACGTTACGTTTCATACGTGTTTACTTAGCAAACAAAATAATAGGCAATTAAGTAAGCGTTACTCTTCAGTATGAAGTTTGTTGCACACCGTGGGTTTTCTTTGAAACATAAGGATAACTCTGTGATCGCAATCAGAGAAGCGGTAGATCGAAATTATGATGGTGTTGAAATAGACGTGCAGTTATGTAAAAGTGGTGAGTTAATTCTATATCATGATATTTATATCGATAATTCATTTGTAAGCGACTTAACGTATAAAGAGTTGAAAACCAAATGTGTGTGTTCGCTTCCAGAAGTATATAATCATGTTCCGGAATTAAATAATACATTATTGATTATTGACATGAAAGGAAACAACATCGAGATTTGCGAAGCGTTAAGGTTGTTTTTTTTGGAACGATCGACCCATTCTGTCTATTTTTGTAGTTTCAATCGAAATTTAATTCATAACTTACCGAGTTACTTTTTAAAAGGCGCCACGTTTGAAACAACATTCATAGAAAACGAATACGATTTTATACTCAGAGATTTGAATGCAGTCGTTTTGCATTGGACGTGTTTGGACGAAAAACTGATCGAG